TGACAGATGCAGAAGCAATAGAGATACTGAAGGAGATAAAAATTGATTAATTTTCCATCTAATGCACCAGTAACATATCTAGGTGTTGTGAACAAAGAGGGTAATAATTGTTTTATAGGATACGGAGCAGGTGAGAGTGATGTTAGATGGGGCATGAAAGTTAGGACATCTTCAGAAGAGTTTAAAACTATTAAAATGTGGAAGATCCCTGCCCCTGCTCACCCATTTGCTGTGACTTATCATAGAGCAAACCTAAATTCTTTAATGAAAAATATAGAAAGTTCTAAAGGAGAGGAGATTAAATATGATTGAAGTAACATACATAGATCACATGGGCAGTGACCTGTCTGTAGTTAATGCGGCACGTGTATCCTTTGGTAAAGTATCTACATGGCGTGACCATGACAGTGAAACAGATCAGTATATCTTGAAGGATAAGGATAGTAAGTTAATCCACTACTTAGCAGAGCATAAACATACCTCACCCTTTGGTCATTGCTTTGCATCATTCCATGTCAAGGCTCCCATCTTTGTAGCTCGACAGCTAGTCAAGCATAAGTTCCTACGTTGGAATGAGATAAGTCGTAGGTATGTAGACATTGAGCCTGAGTTCTATGAACCTAAAGAGTGGCGTGGTAGAGCAGAAGATAAGAAGCAAGGTAGTAGTGGAGTGCTTGAGTTAGATAAGATGTACGCTCATGGTGAATACGAACATATAAAAGATGTCTTTGAGAAAGAGCCTGAAAAGTATGGTGTATATACAGACAGTTTAGTTCCTGATCTTAGCATAATGGATGAAGTACATGAGTGTGATGAATACGTTTTATCTATATATAGAAAACTAATAGCGGCAGGAGTAGCACCTGAACAGGCACGTATGGTACTGCCACAGTCGATGATGACTGAGTGGTACTGGTCAGGTAGCCTTGACGCCTTTGCAGATATGTGTAATCTTAGATGTGCAGGTGATACACAGTTAGAGAGTAGATTAGTAGCTAATGGAATCTGCAACAAGATGAAGGAACTATTTCCTGTGTCGTGGTTTGCATTGAGATTGGAGAAATGAGTATGGTAGGCGAGATAGAAAACTTACAACGTGAGATAGCACGTAAAGAAGAAGAACTATTTGCACTAACTAAAGAGATAACAGACTTAGAGAATAAGTTAGAGGAGTTACAAAAATGTGGGCCTTAGTGTGGTTAGAACTAATCAGTGGTCAGAGCTTAGAGTACTATCACATAGGTAGTTATACTACATATGAACAGTGTGAAGTACAAAGAAAGCTGGCTGAAGTAATGATAACGCATAACGGCATAGGTGTTGTATGCTTAGACGTAACAGGAGAATGATATGTGGGCAGTAATGTTTGAAGTAGACGAGGGTGAGCTTATGTATGATACAGGTAAACCTATGTTCACCTTAAAGGATGACCCCTTAGTCTTCACTAATAAAGATGAGGCTATAGCTCAGGCAAAGTTATGGAACACAGGTATTGTTGTACCTTACATAAGGCCTATGTCAGATGAAGAGCGTCAGCAATCTAAGGTAAGAGGAAAGCAATCATAATGTTTACAGTAGAGTTTGACTCAGATGCGTCAGTAGTTACTACACTTGATCACAAAGGTATGTTTGAAGACGTTGAGATGGTCATTGCTGATAATGGAATAGTTTACATGCGACAGTTTGATGAGCATATGGATGACTATCAGATGTTGTTCATGAGCTTACAACAATTCACTGACATACTTACCTCTTATAGAACTCCAGAGGGTATGTATAAAGTAGTGCCGAAGGGAAAAGATAAATGATGGAATTAGCACTAATAAGAACTCTAATGAACAAGGAGTTCTATGATAACAACAAGGGTATACGATGCCCTGATGAGTTGTTTAGTAAGGATGTGCGTAAGATTAAACAGACACTAGACTATGCAATGACTACGTATGATCGTACCTTAACTACCTCTGAGCTTGAGGCTTTGTTCTTTGCCAACAACAGTACAATGACTACGGCAAACAAGCAGGTGTACAATGATCTGTTCAAGCGTGTGTCTCGTGAGGAGTCAATGAACAAGGAGATAGCAAGCGAGGTACTATCTAAACTATTTCAGCAGGTGCTAGGCAACAAGCTTGCTAACATAGGGTTCGACTACGTTAATGGATCTCTGGATAGCCTTGAGCCTGTGCGTAATCTATTGCAGACATATCAGGATGACTTCACGCCCAACCTTAAGCTGGAGTTTGGTAACATTGAGATTGATCACCTGCTCAAGGCTAATGACATTCAGTCTCAATGGAAGTTCAACATCCCTAGCTTAGGTAGAAACGTTGAGGGTATCAGTGGTGGTCACTTGATCATTGTAGGTGCACGCCCTAACACAGGCAAGACATCCTTCCATGCGTCACTGATAGGCGCACCGGGCGGCTTTGCTTCTCAGGGTGCTAAGTGCTTGGTGCTTTGTAATGAAGAGGCGTATGAACGTGTAGGTGCACGATACCTAAGCGCAGCAACATCCCTGTCTATGGAAGAGGTCAAGGGTAACTATGCCTTAGCTGCGTCACGCTATGAGCCAGTGCGTAAGCAGATAGAACTGTATGATAGTACAGGTAAGGACATGGGATGGGTTGAAGCTATCATAAAGGCTTACACCCCAGACATAGTAGTACTTGATATGGGTGATAAGTTTGCCGTTAAGAACAGCGACAAGTCGGATGTCTATCTTAAGAACGCTGCTATTCATGCACGTAACATAGCTAAGCAATACGACTGCGCTATCATATGGATGTCACAACTATCAGCTGATGCTGAAGGTAAGATCAATGTAGATCAATCTATGTTGGAAGGAAGTAAGACAGGTAAGGCAGCTGAAGCTGACCTAATGGTGTTGATCTCAAAGAATCCTGTACTTGATGTATCAGATGATGATGCAGATGATTTAAAAAGGTACTTGATTATTGCAAAGAATAAGCTTAAAGGTGGTTGGCACGGTAAGATAACGTGTGAGTTAGATGGGGCTAGGGCGCAGTACTTAGCATAGATAGGAGAGACAATGGAATTAGTTCTTGATGTAGAGAATACTGTCACACATAGAGGTGGTAAGATGCACCTTGATCCTTTCGAGGAAACCAATAAGCTTGTGCAGGTAGGTGTACAGGAAGTTATCTCAGGCAGTCAGGACATATATAACTTTGATCACGTTGAGGCGCATGACTATGATGGGTCACAAGCTAAGCAACTCCAATCTAAGTTAGATGCAGCCACCTTACTGATACTACACAACGCACAGCATGACATGCCTTGGCTATGGGAGAGTGGATTTAAATACAGTGGTCCTATATACGACACTATGTTAGCCGAATACGTCTTGATGAGAGGCAACCACATAGAGATGACACCTACAGGTTCCTTCAAGAAGAAGTCTATTAGCCTAGCTAACTGTGCACTACGCCGTAACCTAGACTTTCAGAAGGATGACACACTAAAGACTTACTTCAAGGATGGGTACAACACTAATGAGATACCCTTGAAAGAGCTTACCTACTACCTACAGTGTGACTTATCTACCACACGTGCATTGTATGTAGCGTTACAAGAAGACTACTCTAAGCCTGACTCTGCATCTCTTATCAACATTCGTGACATCTCGTTCAAGGTATGCCTGAGCCTATCCCGTATGTATTCATCTGGACTCAAGGTAGACTTGGAAGCTCTGGAATCTGTGCGTACTGAGTTCGAGACAGAGAAGGCTGACATAGAGGAGAGGCTACAAGCTAAGGTACGTAAGCTTATGGGTGACACACCAGTAAACCTTAACAGCCCAGCGCAGATGTCAGAGGTAGTGTACAGCTGTAAGCCTATAGATAAGAAGGAGTGGGTGCAGCTGTTTGACTTCACTAAGACAGACAAGGAGTATAAGGATGCTGTTAAGGCTAATACAACTTACATTCGTAAGACCTCTGCTTTTACCTGCCCTGACTGTAAAGGTAATGGGTTTGTATATAAAGTAAGGAAAGATGGAACAAAGTATGCAAGGCCTAACAAGTGTAAGGACTGTGACTCCAGAGGATACCAACTCAAGAACTCCAACGAGTTAGCAGGGCTAGGCTTCATGCCACCCAATAAGAAGTGGGTCAGTGCTAATGGTTTCAGTACAGGCAAAGACAACCTGTCTACTCTTATGACTACAGCTAAGGCTAACAACATGACTAGTGCCTTAGACTTCCTTAAGGATCTCAAACGTCTATCAGCTATATCAAGTTACCTATCATCATTCGTTGAGGGTATATCTGTATTCACAAAGAAGGATGGATACCTACACGTTGGCCTTACTCAACACATCACCAGTACTGGCAGGTTCTCTGGGCGTAACCCTAACATGCAGAACATGCCACGAGGCGGTACGTTCCCTGTTAAGAAAGTATTCGTATCACGTTGGGAAGGCGGGAGTATCATGGAAGCTGACTTTGCCCAGCTTGAATTTCGTGTTGCTGCATTCTTATCACAAGACACCTTAGCTATCTCAGAGATTGCATCAGGCTTTGATGTACACAGCTACACAGCTAAGGTTATCAGTGATGCAGGACAAGCAACGACTAGACAAGAAGCTAAGGAACATACCTTCGCACCTTTGTTTGGAGCTACTGGTTATGGGCGTACCCCAGCAGAAGCATCGTACTACCATCAATTCATAGAGAAGTATGATGGCATCGCTAAGTGGCACAAGAAGCTAGGTGATGAGGCAGTACGGTTTCAAAAGATTACTAACGTGGGAGGCAGACAGTATGCTTTCCCTAACACAGAGAGGAGGCCTAATGGTTTACCAACAAACTTTACTATGATAAAAAACTATCCAGTGCAAGGCTTTGCAACGGGGGATGTAGTACCTGTGGTATTAGTGGAGTTAGAGAATAGGCTCATGCCTATGCGTTCTACGCTAGTCAACAGTGTACATGACTCAATGGTCATAGACATACATCCCTACGAGAAAGATCAGGTAATAGAGATCATTAACTCTATGAACATGGACTTGCATCAAATCATTTATGACTACTACAAAGTCAAGATGAACGTACCTTTATTATTAGAAGCAAAAATAGGTCCAAATTGGCTTGACACGCATGACGTATAGAGGTATAACTTAGTTTCTCGTAATTAATTCCATACAAAAGGATTACAAATATGAATACAGAAGTAGCACTTAAGGTAGAAGGAATGTCTTTAGCGGAAGCAATGGGCATTAGTGCTGGAGGAACAACCACCTCTCAGTCTTCCTTGGCACGAGTGAATCAGATACACTCAGCACTCACTGAAACAGATGCCGAAGGGGATGAACATATCAAGGTTCCAGTAGGTGCCTACAAGATAACTATGCCAGATGGTGAAGTTGTTTACAGCAAGACAATCTCTACACGCATCTTCTCACAGCGTCACCAGTGGCAGAGGTGGGATTCTGATGCAAAGGCTATGCATAAAACATTACTATCAACTAGCCTTAACGTAGACCTTAAGGATACCACAGGTAAGTTTAACCTTGGGCGTCCATCAGGATACATCAAAGACTTTCAGTCCTTGCCTGAAGAGATGAAGACAATAATCCGTGGTGTTAAGCGGGTTCGTGTATTACTTGGTGTGCTTACACTAGATAAGCCAACTGATGATACAGGTGCAGCTATCAAAGGTCTTGATGCAGAGATACCATTCGTAATGGATGTTAAGAACAATGAGTCCATGAAGGCTATGGATGCAGCTATCAGTCAGATCATTAACAAGAAGCTGACTCCTGTTGAGCATACCCTTAAGTTAGGCAGTGCTAAACGTGATCTACCTTCAGGTGGTAAGTATGCTATCATTGTACCTTCATTAGGTGAGCAGGTATCCTACGGGGAAGATGATAGTAAGACCCTTCAAGACTTTATTGATTGGATCAAAGGTACTAATACTTGGATCGAAGGCAAGCACAACGAAGCTACTTCTGGGAGCCTGTCTTCTGCTGATGCAGAGATGGTAGGTTCTATTGTAGAAGTGAGAGAGTTTGAGGGATGATACATCCTGCTGAGCTATCAGTACACGCATTCTTGCGGTCAGCTATTAATGGCAAGGCAAGTATGAGTCAGGAAATAATACAGCAAGTAGCCACTGATGTGGCTGCTGCACTCAACAAGCAGTTCAATGGTGGACCACGTGAAGAGTTTCGTTTGCGTATGTCTAACATTGGACGCCCAAGATGTCAGCTTTGGTTTGCTAAGAATAATCCAGAGACTGACGTTCAGAAGCCTACCTCCTTCATGCTTAACATGCTGATGGGAGATTGGACTGAGGCTATGTTCAAAGGAGTACTACGTGCAGCTGGCGTTGACTTTGGTGACAACGATAAAGTTACACTAAAGGTTGGCGAAGAGTCTATCAATGGCGAGTATGACATGGTGTTGGATGGTAAGGTAGATGATGTTAAGTCAACTACACCCTATGGATTCGACAACAAGTTTGCTAGTTATGATTCTCTAGCTTACTCAGATGACTTTGGATATATATCTCAGCTTGTAGGCTATGCTGTAGCTGCTGACAAAGATGTTGGTGGCTGGTGGGTAGTCAATAAAGTAAATGGTCAATTCAAATATGTAACAGCTGAGACAGCTAATGTAGAGGAGGTAATGGAATCAATCAAAGGTACAGTTGATTATATTAATAATGATGAACCCTTTGAGCGTTGCTTTAAAGCTGAACCAGAAACGTTTAGAAAGAAAGCAAGTGGTAACATGAAGCTATGTAAGACATGCTCATGGTGTGATCACAAGAAGAAGTGTTGGCCTGAGTTACAACAGCTACCATCTAAGGTTTACTCAGGATCAAAGGCACCCCCGTTAATAGAATATGTTTACGTAGAAGGATAAACAAAAATGACTAAGCTTACACTAGATGATGTAGAGTATGACACTGATGACTTTACAGATAAAGAAGTTGCTATACTAAAAGAGATTCAATACAATGGATCTATCAAGCAGCAACTAGAATACCAATGGCGATGTGTATCTAACATAGGTGAAACTTTAGTAAAAGAACTTAAGGTATCACTACAGAGTACCACTGAGCCAGACAATGAAGCCGCATAAACGGTATCACGCTAAAGGTAAGTACAGGAGTGGACTTGAAAAGAGTACTGCTCTTGTACTAGCCGGGTGTCAAAAGGTTGTACGTTATGAGCAGCTAAAGATAGAGTGGGAAGACTTACGCTATCGCACTTATACTCCTGACTTCCAGTTAGATAATGGAATACTAATTGAGACTAAAGGACAATTTGATTCTGAAGATAGACACAAGCATATAGAAGTACGTAAGCAACACCCAGAGCTAGACATTAGGTTTGTATTTAGTAATGCTAAGTCTAAACTTTATAAGGGTGCTAAGACTACGTATGCACAGTGGTGTGAGAAGCAAGGATTTCTATGGGCAAACAGAGTTATACCTGAAGAGTGGCTTGAAGAAAAAGGAACGGCTACTAGAAAACGTATAGTCCCATTAAAAACAGAGAGGAAGGATTGATATGCCGTATGAGTTAGCAGAAGATGAGGTGGCTTTCATTATAAAACCTACAAGCAGTGGAGGGTTAGAAGATTGGGACGGTAGTGTAGCCACAGCTGTTGCAGTAGGAGATAACTT